CTGTACTCAGCGGTAAAAGCTCAGGTAAAAAGAAAATTTAAAGTTTACCCCTCAGCATATGCAAATGCGTTTCTAGTAAAAGAATACAAGCGCCGAGGTGGCAAATATCGCATGGGAGTGAAGAAATGACAAAAGAAGAAGTAGCTAAGCGAGATAAGATTGTTGCAGACTTTACTGCCAAATGGGAGTACAGACTTGACAGTGAGCAGTTTGGTATGTCAGACGCATGGAAGATTATATACTCTGAAAATGCCGCTGGAAAGTTTGTAGGAGATTGTGAAGATTATTCACTTTCTATACTCTACCGTTTATGCGGAGAGAGTCAGTTGAAGATGTGGTGGATGTTACTTACGCATCAAGCAGGTATCTGCTTAGTTGGTCCAAGCAAGAGAAAGGTTTCTCACGCAGTACTTCGCTATAAAGGCGACTACGTAGATAACTGGACTCGTAAATTTGGCGGCAAAGACAAGATTGAGCTAAATCATCAATTTCATTGGTGGTTTGGATATGGTTGGGCTTATATGACGGCATTAAAAATGCTACTTAGCAAAGTAGTACGAATGTTTAAATGAGCTTAACTAAGTGGTTCAAAGAAGAATGGGTAGATATCTCTCGTCCTAAGAAAGGAGGTGGTTACGCCAAGTGCGGGAGAAAGAAAGCAAAGAAAGGCAAATACCCCAAATGTGTTCCAAAATCAAAAGCAGCTCGTATGACTGCAGCTCAAAAAAAGTCTGCAATAAGTAGAAAAAGAAAAGCAGGCAATCCCGGTGGCAAACCTACTATGGTTAAGACCTTCGTAAAAAAGAAGCGTAAAGCTACTATGAAGCGGAGAAAGAGGTAAACTATGGCAGTAAAAAGAAAAGCAAAGAAAAAAGACTCTCGATTAAAGCGAGCAGGCGTTGCGGGGTTTAACAAACCTAAACGTACTCCTGGACACGCTAAGAAGTCCCACATCGTAGTAGCTAAAGTTGGTAGTAAGATAAAGACAATTCGTTTCGGCCAGCAGGGAGCTAAAACGGCAGGGAAGCCGAAGGCTGGAGAGTCTACAGCAATGCGAAAAAAGAGGGCGTCTTTCAAAGCACGACACGCCAAGAATATAGCTAAAGGCAAAATGTCCGCAGCATATTGGGCGGATAAGGTAAAATGGTAGACGAAAAAGCAGGGTATCATCCCGCAGATACAAATGGAGACGGAGAAGTATCCGACTCTGAAAAAGAGATGTACTTAGAATTTAAACGTAAAGAGTTAGAAGATAAAGACGCTCAACGAGATGCTATTCGTAAGATGGCATGGTTTTCTTTAGTTGGTCTTTTGTTGTACCCTTTTGGTATTTTTCTAACTTCTATGTTCGGGTTAGATCAAGCGGCAAATTTAATTGCAAATATTGCACCTACTTATTTTGCCTCAATCGCAGTATTAGTGTCGGCCTTTTTCGCCGCAGATGCAGTAGGAGGAAAGAAATAGATGGAAATGGTACTTGATTTAGCAGTAACTTTTTGGCAGTGGACAGTGTTTGCAGTACTAGTAGTAATTGGTTTTATCTTTACTAAGTTTGATGGTCAAGGTGCGTATCGTGTAGGTTTTGAGTATGATGAGATGCCTCACATGAAACCGCTTCCAATCCAGACTAAAGATAAAGGATTCTTCAAAGGTATTCTTATGTGGTTAATGGGAGTACGACAGTGGGAAATCTGCGATGACTTTCATTTTAAACTAGGTGGAGAAGATTACGTAGTTCCTAAAGGTTTTGAGTTTGATGGTGCATCGGTACCAAAGTTTCTAGCCATGTGGTTATCTCCTACAGGAGTACTACTGATGGGCGGACTAGTACATGACTATGTTTATAAGTTTGCATGCTTGAAAAAGAAAGACGGAACAAATACAATTCGAATGAATCAAAGTCAAGCAGATAAGCTTTTTAGAGACATCTGCATTGAAGTAAACGGCTTTAAGTTTTTAAATTATCTTGCTTACTGGGCATTAGCAGCGGCAGGCTTTATGGCTTGGAACGGTCATAAAAAGAGAGGTACTCACATATGAACTTAGTTAAAAGACTTATTGGAGAGCGCACATCTTGGGATGGTGCAATGCTTATTGGAATCTGCGGATCAGTCATACTGTTCGGTGGATTAGCAAAAATGATAGCCTGGGTAGGTCTAGGCTATGGAATATGGACTTTAGTAAAAAAAGAAGATTGATATGGCAGTAGAAGTGAGTAGGAGAGATATTATCTCCAATGAAATAGTTGAATTAGGATCTGAGGCAAAGTTCTTAAAACTTCCAATAGGACCGTACTTAAACCTATTGAATGTCAAACCGTTGCCGTCGCAAGTAGCTATTATAAATGCGATTAACAACCCCAAATATCGTTTTGTCTCCGCCGCCGTCTCCCGTCGGCAGGGCAAAACTTACATTGCCAACATTATTGGACAGCTCGTGTCCTTAGTGCCTGGTTCTAACATTCTTATTATGTCCCCGAACTACTCTTTGTCTCAGATTTCTTTCGACCTACAAAGAAACCTAATCAAGCATTTCGATCTAGAGGTAACCAAAGATAATGCAAAAGATAAAGTTATTGAAATCTCGAATGGGTCTACAGTTCGTATGGGATCGGTTAATCAAGTGGATTCTTGTGTTGGGCGTTCTTACGATCTTATTATTTTTGACGAAGCTGCTCTCGCTGATGGAAAAGATGCCTTCAACGTGGCGCTCAGACCAACACTAGACAAAGAAAACTCTAAAGCACTTTTTATTTCCACGCCACGGGGTCGCAACAACTGGTTTTCTGAGTTCTTCTATAGAGGCTTCTCAGATGAATTCCCTGAATGGTGTAGTATACGAGCAACGTATCAAGACAATCCTCGTATGTCAGAAACAGATATAGCAGAAGCGCGTAAGTCTATGTCAGAAGCAGAATTTAAACAAGAGTACGAAGCTGATTTTAATACTTATGAAGGTCAGATATGGAAGTTTAACTTTGAAACGCAAGTAAAAGACTTGTCTCAACTAGATACTTCAAAGATGGATGTCTTTGCAGGATTAGACGTAGGTTTCAAAGACCCAACAGCATTGTGTGTAATTGCCTATGACTGGGAAAACGAAAAGTACTACCTCGTAGACGAATACTTAAATAACGAACGTACAACAGAACAACATGCAGAAGAAATACAAAAACTTATTGACCGGTGGGACATTGATTATATTTACATTGATTCAGCAGCACAACAGACTCGCTTTGACTTTGCACAGAACTATGATATTAGTACTATCAATGCTAAGAAGTCTGTACTAGATGGTATAGGGCATGTGTCTGCTATTATTGATAATGATTATTTATATGTCGACCAAGAGTGTAAAGAGTCGCTTAAATGTTTAGACTCTTATCAATGGGACCCTAACCCTAATTTAATAAAGGAAAAGCCGAAGCACAACATGGCTTCGCACATGGCAGATGGTTTGAGGTACGCACTTTATTCATTCCAAACCTCACAAGTGTCCTTCTAACGATACCTGATGAAAAATAGTTATTGACAAGTCACCCCAAAGTCGATATAATTCTTTAGATAAAAATTGAGGAACTAATGGAAAATGCCTAAGTTAAAACGCGATGTTGTAAAGTATGTACGAGACAAGGCAAAATCCAAGTATGAGAAAGGGAACGCTTGCGAGATTTGTGATGAGACAGAGCAGCTTGACTTTCACCACTTTTACAGTTTAACACCATTGTTAAATCAATGGTTAACAAAGAACAAACACAATCCCGAGTATATACAAGCACTTCGGGATGACTTTATAGAAGAGCATCATGCTGAGCTGTATGACTACACAGTAACACTATGTCATACTCATCATTTAAAACTTCACTCAATTTATGGTAAAGACCCTGGATTAGGCACTGCAAAAAAACAAATGCGCTGGGTAGAGATTCAAAGAGAAAAACATGGCTTGGTATAATAATATTTTTGGCACAAAACCTGAGGACACTGAAGAGAAGTTAAATCCTGCACAGTATCACATGGGCAGTGATATTAATTCTTCCAGAGAACCTAGTTTTAGTTATGAAAAAGCGTATGAAGACTTAGAAATCGTTAATCGCGGCGTAAATATGATCGTTGACGACGTAGCTGAGATTCATACTTTAGTTTCTAGAGAAAACTCTTTTAAGGGACAGGTTCCTG